CAGGTCAGCCTCTGCTGCCTTACCTGTACGTGATCCTTCCATCATAGCTTGGTTGAGTACAACCTTACCCTCTGCCTCTGCGGATAGCTGAGACATGTAGAATATAGCACAGCTTTGCTGCTTGGCAATCTGACGGGCATGAATAGCATTAGCTTTCAATGCTTCATCAGGACGTGCAAAGCCACCAGTACGAGCAAACTTATCTCCCATATCTAGGATAACAATGTCAGGTTTGTATGACTTGCATACTGACTCAACCCAAGACATGTCACGACCAGTTGCATCCTTGAACATAACCTTGTCACGAATGCGATCAAAGATTTGCATTGCTTGTTGTTTGTTCTTAGCAATCTCGAACTTGTCCATTCCTGTAGCTGCCGTGATATAACGATGTGCTACACGGTGATAGCCTTCCTCGTTACACAAGACAATAGTCTTAGCACCCTGCCATGCAAAGCCGTTAGGACCAGCAACCAGTGACGCATGGAAGGATGTCTTACCCGTGTTAGGACGTGCACCTACTTCGATCAAGTGACCAGCGTTGATGCCCTCTACCTTACGTGTCAACGTAGGTATGTTGAATGTCCACTGTGACTCAAGGTCTGTCATAGACAGGATGGTATCAAGGCTGATGTCTTCCCAGTCTACTTTCAGGTTAGGTGTAAAGTCATCGCCATATTGCTCAAGCAGATTGCGCAGTGGTTCAAGGCTACCCTTTGTACCATTCACATAGTCAAAGCCAAGATTGGCAATGTCCTCACCCACCACCTGTTGAAACAGTTTGGATAGCACCTCTTGTGCTACGTCACTGCCCATTGGTGATTCCTTCTTGATGCTACGAAACAGATGGCTGTATGCCTGTTTCTGTGCAGTCGTAAGGGTAGGGTTATTCGCCATGAACAGTGCTTCAATCTCGTCAGGTGTAACTGTACGTTCATACCTATCCATAGCTGTATCAATAGCCTGTTTAATCTTACGTACATCCTTGCTGAACAGACGATCAGGACAACGTGCACCACGGTGATCGTCATAAAATTCTTTGTCCATCAAGCTACGTACAAGTGATAGCTCCATATTATTCTCCTAGTGTTGTTAATGTTTCAAAGTCGGTAGGGTTACGATACTTAAGATCGTCTTGAAGTCGTAGCACTTTTACATTCTGTACATGACCACGTAATTCTTTTGCTATTTGCAGTGTCTTGGGTAGTGCGTCAGGGTCCAATGCAATTATGGCTGTCGAGAACTGTGTCAGATACTGTTTGTGTCCCTCTGATAATGATGTACCCAACACTGCAACCCCGACAAATCCATCATCACCTGAGCACCCAGACCCCTCTGTCGCAACCACGGCAGCACTGATACAGTCCTCAACAACTACAGCAGTTTTACCACACCCAAAGACGTATGGCAAGCTACTATTTCCATATCTTTTCCACTTTGGTAGACGTTTACCTAGTGATCTACCACTGGCATCTACCATTACTTTACCCTGCATGATAGGGAACACCACACGATCTTCCTTTACGTCGTAAAGTAACCCCAATATATCGGGTACAAGATTCCACTGATTACAGAACTCTGCTATCGCATTGTCATCACGTACCAACCATTCTGGCTTGTCGAATTTTACTGCATGTGTCTCTTCTGCAACACTGCCAAGTGACTTACGAATGTCATCAGCAGTTAGGTGTGTACGTTTACCGCCACTGACACGACACCCAGCCTTGTAACAATTCCATACGATAGATCCCATGTTGTTTGTGATGGTAAATGTTTTATACCCACCACACTCAGGACAATTCATACGTTTAGTATCACCATTGTTAAGTGATATATCATTTATTATATTATTAATATTCATAATGTATCACTTTCATTGTTACTCCTTACAGTCGATTGTACACGTACATCTCTCTGTGTCAATGCACTATTTGCACTTTCGTATGTATGCTTCATGTATGGTTTCACGGAAGACACATGTGTGTGTCCAGTAACTGCCATGATCTGGGGTAAAGGTACACCCTTATCAACCATTTGTGTTACACCAGTACGACGAATGTCCATTAGACGTAACTCTTCAGGTAGCTTTGCTAACCGCATGATCCTACGTCCAACCTTGGACAGTCTCTCCATAGCATATGGTTTGTACTTGCCCTTCACAGGTTGTGGGTGTGGCACTACCCATTCTTGAAAACCAAAGTCAGCTTTCTGTTCTAGTAGCATGGCATTTAGGTTATCAGATATAGGAAGGAACACATCTGCACGACGTTTACTTTGCTCCAATGTTAGCTGTTGTTTCTTTAGGTCAAGGTTCTCCCACTTTAACATACGCATGTCACCCAATCGTTGACACCATTCGTATGCCATGTGCACGATCAGCCCAACGTTACGATAGTCAAAGTCACTGTATGCTACATCCAAGAACTTGTTCACTTCACCGTGTGTCCATACCATCTTACGTTGCTTGACAGTCTTACGTTTGATCTTACCAAATGGATTTTGTTCTGCGTGTTCCATCTGAATGGCGTAGTTGTACACACGACTAGCACATGTAGCAGCATGGTTAGCAAAACTGACACCACGTTTAACCCACTCCTCGTATGCTTGCTTTGCAACCTTAGATGTAACGTCCTTGTACTTACGATGCCCAATACTTTGGTGTAGTATGGTGAGGAAGTAACGGTAATCTACTTTAGTAGAGTCACGTAACATGTTGAAATCGTTGGATTGATAATAGAAGTTAATCAAGTCAGTCACTCTGCTGCTCGGCTTAAGTCCTGCAATCTTAGATTGTTCTTCACGATAGTCATCAATCTGTTTGTTCAACTGTCGTGCAAGTTTACGTACCTCTTTAGGATCGTCACCCAACTCCTCACGTTCCACGACACCTGCATTTACAAGTGTCTGTGGTGGATTGAAACGGTATGAGACATCCCCCGTAGGGGACACTCGTTGTTGTACATATCGTGGTAAAGTTCTCATACAAACTCCTTTAATTCTGGTGTATCTGTGTCAAGATAGAACGCCTTTTCTTCGTGAAAGATAACTGCTTTAACACCCTTTTGTTTCTGTTCATCTGAAAGATTGCCTAGTTTGTTACACAATGACCCGTCCTTCGTAGAAAATACTGGCGATTTACTATCTATATAGTGAACGTCCATAGTATCTTTATTGATTGCGACTATATCAATAAAACCATCAGCAGTTACATTTCTAAACACTTCGTATCCCTTTTCAATAAGGTAGGCACAGAGTTTTAATTCTCTAAGCCCACCCTTTTTATGCGTGGATAACACTAGGCGGCTTCCAATGTAATGAACCGATCATCAGATACCCACTTGGATACCTCTTGCTCACGGCTGAACATGCTGATGGCCTGTGTATCATGCCCAGTGTTACGTAGGTTGAACCCGTTACGTTCATCAGCATACGATGCATAGTTTGTGAACGCAGAGTACAATGCCCACTTGTTATGGCCACGTTGTGATGCCTCATGACAATACAACTGATACATCTTCTCAGCCTTCTTACGGGATGAAATCATCTCTTCTAGTAACGACTGTACATTGACGTACTTCAGGTCAGTCTCTGCCCATACCTGCATCTTAGCAGTCTCCTGATAGAAGTCACGACGTGCACGGTTCAGTTCATAAATGAAACTGTCCAAGCTAAAGTTAGCAGTATTCTTGCGGCGTATCTTATCGTACTCACCACGTATCATACCGTTAGTGCAGAAGAAATCTATCTGACCAAAGTAAACTTGGTTACTGCAAGATCCATCAATACCATGCAGTGAGATGATACGGTTACCCAACGTAGTTGTGTGCTTGTCTGTGCTGATCTCTACCTGCATGTCAGGCAGTGTGATGTCGAGCATAGTCCATGCACCATTACGTGCAGTACGCCACTTGTACTTGGCATTTGTCATGTCAGACGGTTCAAGGTTCTCAGTCAATGTGTCCATGACACCACGATAGAAGTCACCGTGTGATGCACATGTGAACCCATCACCTACGATACCAAGGTACTCACCTGTTTCACCATTAATAACATACTTCTTGTCCTTTACCTTTGTCTCTTCAAACTCTACTGCGAAGTCAAGGTGTGATGGAATATCGAATGGCATGTTTTTGTTCTCCTTTAGAAAGTGTCCAATGTTGGACGGTTAAGTTGTTAGTGTGGCAACTGTACATTAATCATATGATGATGTCAATACACATATCATTACTAAGACAGGTTGATTATTTCTTTGTCTTGTAAAATAT